CAGTATATGCATTTAGTGACTGGAAACGAGGCAACGAAGAAAAAACATGTGTATTTCACCAAATAACATAAGCGAAGTTGGCCTTGTTGCCTGTCACAAATGCTGGCAATGCAGGGAAAACAAAGTGAACGACTATGTTGGACGATGCATTGCCGAAAGTCACCATAGTGACGAAACACTAAGTATAACATTGACTTACGGCGATGGAGATACGCCAGAAAGCGCAACTCTAGTATATAAACATTATCAGCTCTTTATGAAAAGCCTGAGAAACGAAGGCTATAAAGTTAGGTACATCGTAGCAGGTGAATATGGATCAACTAAGGGACGCGCACATTGGCACGCAATACTCTTTTTTAAGGGTAAAGTGCCAAAAAACATCGAATATGATAAAAGGATCAATTGGAAACATTGGAATAGAGGTTATTCGTTCATCGAAAAACCATCATATAAATCATATCGATACGTCATGAAGTATATTTTAAAAGATACTAAACTTGACGTACAAAATGGACATTTTGCATTAAGTAAAAAACCACCACTAGGCGACCAATATTTTAAGGAACTGGCAAAAAAATATGTCGACAGTGGTCTTGCACCACAAACATTTATGTATTCATTTGAAAATGAATTTGATGGTCAAGGAAACCGCAGGGAATTTATGATCCAAGGAAAAACACGCGAAAACTTCTGTAGATATTATTTACACGAATGGCTTGACCAAAACGCGTTTACACATAAAAAAATGCCATACAGTGACATTATAGAAGAATATGAAGACAGATTGGTAAGCGAAGATCCGATCTCGTCATGGAATGCAATGATATCAGAATTAGCAATGAAAAATAATAGATGGGATGCACCCCAACTACAAAATTACGACGATACACATTTAGTAATTAAATCAATAGCTAACGAATGGAATGTAATAAAATATGGCACGTAAAAAAAGAAATAGAAATACAACCCAATTAACTGCACTACGAAGTGCTGCAGTTAATCGAAATTTAGTGAAACAAATTTTAGGACGTTGGAGAACACAAAGAAAAGCACCAATTACCCTGCCCTCAATGCCTAACTTGTCAGTAGATGCAGTCCCGTCTGCGATTACGGCAAGTCCGCTGATACAGCGGACAGGGCGAAATAGATCAAAACAGCCTGAAAAACAATCAGTCGATAACATCGCGCGTCGTGAAAAGATCTGTAAACAACGCCCAGACAGTAAAAAGGCTCAAAAAGGGACAGGTGGAAGCAAAGAATTTGTACCATGGTGCAAATAAATGCTTGACAAAGCATTAAAAATATCAACAACTATATGTAGGGCAAGAACACAAGAGTCTCAATCTGATCATAATATATATTATCGGCCATTGAGCAGTTTAAGCCCTCTTAACAAAGAGGAGTAAAAATTGCAATTTCTATTAATTAAACAAATCCTAAAACCAATAATCACAAGATGTGGTACCATGTTGGGCGCATATCTTGCAGGCTTAGGAATTGCCAGTGCACAGGTCGATAGTATCATTATCGGACTAACAGTTGCATCTGGTGTTGGAATTGACCTCCTCGCAAGGAGGTATGTAAAATGACAACATTAAAAGAATATACATATGCCATGATTGCAGGAATAATCATAGGCATCGCATTATTTAGCCCATATTTGGGGGTATTATAATGGGATTTTTTAGTTCAATTGGCGGTGCAATAGGGTCAATATTTGGCCCAGTTGGAACGGCAATAGGTTCCGGATTAGGCGGAGCATTAGACGGCAAAAAAGCAAAAAAAGCGCAAACACGCGCAATTGCTGAACAAAACCGCATTGCAACAATAGCGGCAGAAAACGCAAGCCGACCAGTAGTTACTACACAGAAAGTAGATTTTGATGGAACAATTAAAGATGCAACAAATGCAGGATTTAATCCATTAACAGCTCTACGTGCAACAGGTGGTAATATAACTGGTACAACAACAAGATATGTAGCTCCTTTACTATCTTCTATGCCTACAAGAAACTTCACCGATATAATGTCAGATGCATTTAGCGGATATCAAAGTTTTCAGTATGGTCGAACGCAGAAATTACAATTGGGATTAGAAACAGACCTGTTAAAATCACAAATTGCTTTAAATTATCAAAATTTACAGGAACCAAACTTTCCAAAATTTAGTAAAGATGGCACAAAAATTGAACCTGCTTTTATTGATACAAGATATCCAGATGGTTCAATAGTAAGAATACCAAATCCAGAATTGTATGAAATGGGACCATTTGAATTATTGGTTGGAACATTATTACAAGGTGGTTCAGCTACTGCTGATGCAATGGGTGGAGATAGCTTTAGTCCTGCACAAGTAGGAAAAGGTATTAAAAAAGTAGGTTCTGGAATTGTAACAAGTGCATCATCTTTTAAAGAAAGATTTATGCACGGTTTTACAACAGGACAATGGGTTTTTCCAAAAACAACACCTATTAAAAATAATTTCAAAACAGAACCAAATTATAACGAACCAATTGTACCATACTCAATGAAAGCATTGGGACTTGAGTACTAAACGCAAGCCCAAACCATGCAAATGCAAGAATTGCCGAAAGCAATATAAACTAAAAAGGAAAGTTAAAAAATGAATGGAATGAACCAAAATAATCTTTTGACGACACCGTTGACGCCAAAGCGATCAACAAGGATTGATCAAAAGACAGTTATTACATCAGGAAATGCAGGGAAAATTATACCTGTGGCATGTATACCACTACTCCGCGAAGACGGTGTTAAGCGATCAAGAATGCAAATTGCAGTGGAAATGATGGAAACTGCTGAAACGTTATTTAACGGTGTAAACGTGACTGTAAATGCACATTTAGTACCTAAATTAGCATTTGATCGTTTTAATGGAATGGACGATTTAAACAGGTCATATCAAGGTGTACCACGTGAAGATGGCGAAACGCCAATTCCATTTATCGAAACACATACATTCAGCCAAGCTGATAATGAGTTTTATAAAACTTTAGGTATGCACGCACAAGGTTCAGCAACAGTCAATCGAGATTATATTGAGGCATATAACACTGTTGTAAACTTTAGACGCAAAGAGCGTTCTTCAAGTTTATCAATGCGAACAATGACAGACACTTCATTGGCACAAGCATTTTGGAACCATACAACAATGGCACATATTGTACCTGATTTTGATCAGGCAATAATTGATGGTGAAGTTGCGTTAAATGTAGTTGAAGCAAATATACCATTGAGGTCATTAGGATGGGATAATTATCAATTATCAAATGGCGAATATCATAAAATGGTATTAGGCGGTACTAACGACCCAAATATTATTGATGGTGTAGTACATTGGGGTGATAAAATATTTGCTGAATTATCACAAAATGGAATTACAGTATCATTATCAAACATCGAAATGGCAAAAAAGACACAAGCTTTTGCAAAAGCAAGAAGTATGTTTCAAGGCCATGATGATGATTATATTATTGATACATTGATGTCAGGAATTAGAATTCCTGATCAAGCAATGAAACAGCCAATATTGTTAGCACAACAACGAACACAAATGGGTTATCAACAACGTTTTGCATCAGATGCGGCAAATCTTGACGAGTCTGTAACAGTTGGTGGTGCATTGGTTGATATAACAATGAGAACTCCCGCTATAAATACAGGCGGAATTATCGTTGTAACCTGTGAAATAACACCTGAGCAGTTATTTGAGCGACAAAAAGATCATTATTTACATAATACATCAGTAGATAATTATCCTGAGTTTACAAAAAATGAGCTCGATCCAGAAAAAGTTTCTGTCGTCACTAACTCACATATCGATATCGACCATTCTGATCCAGATGGTATATTTGGTTATGCTCCGTTAAATCATGAATACATGCGTAGCGCTCCAAATATTGGTGGTAAATATTACCGACCAGAAGTTGATGCGTCATTTGATGAAGACAGGCAAAAAATCTGGGCAAATGAAACAGTTGACCCAGAATTAACAGAGGATTTCTATCTTTGTAATAATGTTCATCATAAGGTGTTCGCGGATAGCACTAGCGACGCATTTGAAATTACTGCACGCGGTACATTTGAAATTACAGGAAACACAGTATTCGGCGGAGCGTTAAAAGAAGCAACCGACGATTATGACCAAGTAATGGCGGATGTTGATCAAACAAGATTAACAAAAGCATAAAAGTCCCCTCCCCTGCCCTGCACCGCGAAGCGCTGCAGGGCGAAATTAATAAACCATATAGGAAAAAAAATGAAACGTTATCAAATTCAAGCCCTCGATGGGTGGAACAAATTAAAGTTGAATGAAACTTTAGAATTTGTTGTCAAAGGCAATAGCCGAACCATACGTGTTGAATTTAATACAAGCGACAAAGTTGCATTGTATGGATCTAACACCAAGGATTTTAAAGATGAAAAATTATTGGTTAGCGATGAAGGTCTATTCACGCTGATAACATCAATCTCAAGTACACTTTATGTAAGAGCAGTCTCAAAGGATAAGAGTGCATCTATAACTTACAAAAATCGTGCGTCAGACCATATTGTGGAATAAATGTCTGACGTTAAGTTTACTGGTCTTGAGATGCGTAGAACTCGTAACCCAGAGATGGAGCGATTAATGCATATGGTAAAAACAGCACAATCAGAAAGAGAACAAATTCTCTTATCTGAAATTGCAAAGGTAAAAGCGCAAAATGCAGAGGTTATTCAAGATGATGGAACAAATTTCCCAGATCTTAAAGAAGGTAATAAACCCTCTTTACCTCCAAGCGGGGTATCAGAAAACAACGCTGAAGGAACTGAAGCAGTCTCTGAAGCCGATGCAAAAGAGGCAACCGCAAGCGAAGACGCACCAACTGGCGATACAAGCGCTAAGTGATAAGTCTTTTATAAATTCTAACAAGTATAAGGAACAACAATTTAGGGCTGTGCGTGAAGGCGCACACCCTGACTTGATAGAATTTGAGCGCAAAATGGTAAAAGCCTGTAAGGCTTATAATATACCCGTTTTTGCTAGTGAAATGTGGCGAACTGCAGACGAACAAACACGTCTGTATAAAAAAGGCGTCACATTAGCAAATGCCAACAATAGCCCTCACCAATACGGGCTGGCTGTGGATATTATTCACAGTGTTAAAGGTTGGGATTTGCACGAAAAAGAATGGGCAATGCTTTATACAATTGGTATGGAAGTTGCCCGAAAAATGAATATCGACATGGAATGTGGGTATGAATGGAAGTTTTACGACCCTGCTCACTGGCAGATAAAAGGTTGGAAAACGTTAAAAACCGATGATGGGGAAATATTATATTAACCCAACATCAGCCAAACCCCCCGTAAACTCCAAATATTGGAGGGGGGTTTGGCGGAAACATATACTACCCTTGTCAGTATATGCATTTAGTGACTGGAAACGAGGCAACGAAGAAAAAACATGTGTATTTCACCAAATAACATAAGCGAAGTTGGCCTTGTTGCCTGTCACAAATGCTGGCAATGCAGGGAAAACAAAGTTAACGACTATGTTGG